AATCATAGATAACAGCAGCTAAACGCCAGATGTTATAGTTTGATTGCGCCTCAAGTGGTGAGATTGAGCCGTAGTTTTCAAGATGGTATTTTACTTTTTGCAATTGTGTCATTGTCAAAATTCCTATTTGTCAGGTGTGAATGATTGGCCCACCAGGGCGGTGAGCCATTAAGTTTAAATTGTTGGGATGATTTCATCGGTTTCATACCAATGACCTGCATCAAAGTTTGGGCAGGTCTTACCCTTGTCGAAATCAACGTGGCCTTTGACCGTAGCAGTTGGGAATTCTTCAGCGATTAGTTTATCTATTGTCTCTCGCAAGACAGCCATTTGCTTGTCGGTATAATTGATTTCGGGATTGGGGTTGTCTTGGCGCATACCTCCGATAAGGCATATGCCCACAGTGAATTTATTTTTTCTGCGAACATGTGCGCCAGCTCTATGTAAGGGTCGTCCAAACTCCAGTGTGCCATCACGTTTAATTACGAAATGATAACCACACCCTAAAAACCCACGTTCTCTATGAAGACGGTCAATTTGTCTTGCGCCTATATCCATAGATGGGGGTGTTATTGAGCAGTGAACGACGATATATTTAACGTCTTCCTTATTCATTGAGCCAACTTTCAGGCACTAATCCTTTGGCGTATTTGAAGCCATGCTTCTCACACCATTTGCCATATGTTGTTGATGATTGTTTTGAAATTTTGGTATTCGGGTTGGAGAAAACCATACGAATATCAAGGTGAGGATGCTGCGCTTTTACGAGCAACATCTTTTGGCGGTCTGCGGTAACAAACCTGCCCTTACTTTCTACTACGATTACTGTACCGCTCTTAGTGGTGATGTAGAAATCTGGTGTATAATGCGCAGTGCGTGTTGGAACTTGGTATGCAAGCCTATGCTGTTCATACTCAAAATTCACGCCTTTGCTATGAAGGTCTGAGGCCAGACTTTCTTCTAAGCCTGACCTCCATCCATTCTTTATTGCTCTTGCTCGTAGTGCAGAACGGGCGGGTGATACCCTCCCAGTCTTAGAAGTCAGCTGCAGTGTCCATTTCATCTGATGTAAAGGTGTCACTGGCTGGAGCTTTTTCTTCAGCTTTAAACCCATCTTCATCATCAAACATTGAGACAACATTGCCATTCATTGGTGATACAAGATTTAAGATTTGTACTGCTTGTGGTCTAAGAGCCAGACCAAAAGCCTTATTGGAAGACATTGCATAAGGTATAACAGTTGCAGCTATTTTAACTTCAGAGCCGCCTCCGATTTGTGCATCTGTAGGTTTACGAGACGCATCCACAATAGCAATTTTCATGTCTATTGAACGCCCATCGTTGGTCTGTATCCTTGCCTTCTGCTTAAATTTGAAAAGATAGTAACCTGTAAGATTACCCTGGTCGTCTATCTCTTCCTCATAAGGTGTGTTGACATTGAAACGTGATAACTTTGGGTCACGCTTTATAGATGCTTCTTTGTATGTCTTTAAGATTTCATCTAATTGTTTGATAAGAGGAGCAGCATCTTCCGCTTCTACTTTCAAAGTAACTTTATATTCACCATCAGCGTTGAACTTAGTGTCTGGCTTATTGAGCCATGGGTAAACACATGTTGCTTTTGGGGTAACGATTTTAATTTTTTGTTGAGCCATATAGCTTCCTTATTGATATTTTTGGATGTCCACACCTGCTTCAAGTAGTTTGGTAAGAGTATCTATTGGGACGGGATGTCCATATTTTATTAGGTACTCAGCAAGGTGGAGGTGTATTGTTATTAGTGGTTGCGCCATAGAAATCCTTTCACTAGCTATGGTGCAACCATCAAGAATCTAATCAACGGTGAATATAATTATGCAAAGAAAAATTCACTGTTTCTTACGTCTGTCAAATCTAGCGACCCCTTTGCAGGTGGCATTGGTAAGACTGTTTCTGTCAGCAGTTGCGTCTGCAGACGGAACAACTCAAATGGGTCATTGGCTACATAAAGGTCAATAAATGCCTCACGCAGACATGCACTCAACATTGGAATGTCACACGCATGACACCCAAAACTGTCATGTATCATTGCAAAATGTGTCACACCATTTTCACGAGCTAAGTTTACAGTCATACGCAGATGGCAGCTGTCTAGCGAGTGAACAACATTTGGAGAGATACCATTTCTTTGACCCCTTTTATTCATCTTATCCATTAGGTCTTCTCTTAAACCTAGATAAACTATCTTCTCTCCTAACTTGGTTTTGATACGTCTGATTTTTGTTTCAGGATAGCTCTGCATTACAGGAAACCCATCAACAGTTGTCCAGGATATGGGTAGGTTTTCTTTTGCCAAGATGCTTGCGCAGTCTTGTAGCCATGCCATACCATCTTTAGCTGCTATTACCGTTTCATTAATGCTGTCCCAGATATGTTTTGCCAAATACAACGCAGCTTCAAACTCTAACCCATCCAGTGGTGAGGTATATGACAGGTCTTCTTGTCTACGTTTTGCATCTGTTTCCGAGATATATTCAGATAAGAATGTTCTTCCTGAGTATAGTGTCGAGCCATAAACCCTGCACATTGTCATGCGCTTGGCAGCCTTACGAGACAACCCATAGTTCAAACATGCTTGCGCTATATTATCACTATCACCACCTAAATCAGCAGTAATTTTGACTATCGCAAGGTCGATGACCTTTTGGTAAATGTCCTCTGGTTCATTAGATGGCATAAGATTTACCGCTTGTCCCCCAATAGGGTCACGCAGAGCAGCAGAGAAGTGTTGTAAGCCTGAGCAAGACCCATCTTTTGCTATAGGAATATGCGATATATGTTCTAGTCCATGGCGTTGAAAGCCATTCCACTCATAACAGAACGCTAGAAAACACCACGGGTCATCGGCTTCTTTTGCCCACCACAAGTCTTCAAATGGGTCAGTAGCAACTTGAAGTATGCGTTGCGTATTTTCTTCAACCCAATCAATACGCTCATCCATGCTACATTTATCATACCCAAAGCAGTTTGCACCATGAACCGCTAACTCATAGGCTGCATCATTAGACCCAAGTGGCTTACCAGCTGCAAACTCTAACAAACCTTTGGCTAATGAGTTGCCTTGTGGGTTGAGATACATTGGAACTGGGTACGCCCTACCCCTCCAATCCAACGTATGTGGAAAGTAAATTGCCTCATATTGTTCAAATCTACCTGCAATAGATGCAATCTTAGCTGTCATAAGACGCTTCGATTTTAACGCAAGGTTTTGCTCATAGACAGTTTTGGCTTTTTTCTTCCAGATTTTGAATTTGAGCTTCTCATCATCATTCAAATCACTTGAATCACGGTCTTTGGTAAGTGGTGATGGTGGTAATGGAATATCCTCTCTGCTTGGTAACCCTGCCACGGGTAAGTTTTGGTCATGCATTTGCGTAAACACGTCCAAAACAAAGCTGTTTACACGCCAGGGTGTGCGTTGGATTGTATTGACGGCATCATAAACAGCAGCCATTTCTTGTGTATTACCCTGTAAATCCTCAAGGTAATTTCTAGCTTGTGGATTATGTCGTATCTTAATGAATGGAAGTTGAGGTGTATAATATGTGAGATACCCCCCACTTTTTGGTGATGTCCAATCTTTGGGCGGTACAACCATCGGAACATGTATTGGATTTAACATCCCCGCTACATCTTTGTTCTTTTCAATGAACTCAACGACAGCATCCGTTGCTTTAAGATGGATGTCAGTTTTATTCTTAGCTCTAAGAACACGAACTTCTTCAACAAAGTTAGTGGCCTCTATAAATATAGACACCATCTTCATACCTACATGCAACTTCTCTTGCTTTGACCATGTTCGCCACGTTTCACAGTAACGATTGTATGCAGCCACAAAGGTTTCACGTTTACGTTTACGTGTTGTCTCTGTTTCAGCTAGTATCTTTTTAAAGAGATGTGGGTGTTGCTTATCAAAGGATTGATACCGTAACTCATCTTCACATGCCTGTCCTATTCTCACGGCTACGTCTTGAATGCGTGTATTGGTAACAATTCTATCTATTATGACACGGCACGTTAAGTATGCCACAACATCAGAATTGAGTTTATCAATGAATTTAAAGGCAATACTAGCGTTCATTGCATTGCCTTTTTTAGCTGCTTTTTTCTGTGCATTCAGAATATCTAAAATTGGTTCTATTGCTCTTTTTAATAGAGCTGTTCCAAAATACGTGGAAGATTGGTCACCACGTTGTATTTTTGCGTTTAGTTCCTGTTCAAACCGCTGAATGGTAGCGGCCCTGCTCTGCTTCTCGATTATTTCTTGTGTCATATATAGGTCTGTACTCATGCATATCCTTCTTTTTGTTTACTATGCTTGTATTGAATTGTGAGAACTGGTAATTCTCTAGTGCAACCTAATTATTGATTAGCACTTTCTATAATATATCATTGACGATTAGATTTCGAAAGTGACATTTTGTTACTCCAACTGTTACCAAACGGTAAAACGAAAGAAGCCCATGGGATTAACCATGAGCTTTGTAGTTTTATCTATAGGGGTACTTAAATAGCGTCACATGCTTTCTTGGCTTGCTCTGGCATCAGCTTCACATATTTCTCTGTTGTTTTTAATGTTCGATGCCCCATCATCTTAGCAATGACAAAGCTATTAAGTCTCACCTCATTTGCCATTCGTGTCGCAAAGGTATGTCGTAGACTATGAAAGACATAGTTTTCATCACCACCAAGTAATTTATCACGCATCCCATCCCATGTGCTGTAAAATCTCCAGCTCTTGTAGTAATTATCTGGCTGGTTATTGAGATTTAGAAGTGCGTATCTGGCCTTATCATTGAGATAGACTATTCGGTCATCCCCATTTTTTGTATCCAACAGCTGCGCATTCCAATCACCCTTATTATCTTGGTAAACATTATTTGGAGTTATGGAACGTATCTCACCTAACCTCATACCAGTGTTAGCTGCAATGAGAACAAAATCTGCCATCCATGTATTTTTCTTTCCTGTTCTGAAATATTTTACGATTTCATCAACTTGTTCAGAATCAAAATATGTCATTCTATGGGTGTCATCGACCCTCTTCCAAGTAAAGTCTGGCACTCTGTCTATGTCTTGATTTTTGTAGGCTTGCTTGAAGACCTTAATAATCATCGCACAATAATGATTGGCAGTATTATTAGTAAGGCCACATTCTTCAGTGAGATAATCTAAGAACTTGTGAATGTGTCTTGGTTTGTAGTCAGCAATACTACGAGTTGAGTAATCAGCAAATTGTGAGAACTTCTCAGCTTTCCTAATCGACTTAACCTTGTGGTCATTATGCCATAAACGACCTGCTTCTTCTAACGTGTAGTCTAAAAATGATACTGTTTGTGTTACTTCCATGGTTATCTCCTAATTAAGTTAAGTAAGATAAACGCCTGGATTTTTCACTTTTTGGCTGGAAATCCCCTGCGGAAACTCCAACATCCCCAGCGGTTTTCGAGGGGATTTGTAGTGGTGGGCGACCCTGGAATCGAACCAGGCGTGCGTCTCCGCGAGGGAGTTACAGTCGTTGATGCGATAACCGAGGGATTGTCCCTAAAAACCAGGCACTTAGCCCGCTAAGGGGATAGAATCACATATTAGTCCCTCGCGCAAGTGCTTAGTTAAATCGACCTGTAACTAACTGTTTATCTCAAAATGATTTTTTGATTTAGGCTAGATTATATCTAAGATTATCCAGTTTACCTACAGCATCATCCATTCTCTTTGGTATAAAGTGAGAATAACGCTGTGTAATTTCCAGAGTAGCATGACCCATCCATTCCATTACGGTTCTTAGGTCAGTCCCAGTTTCAACTAGGCGTGTGCAACAAGTGTGACGTGTAGCATTAAGCACAAAGTCTTCATCATGGCTTAGACCCAACGCATCACGCATTTTAATCCATGTACGTCCAAAATGTCTGACTTTAATATGAGCAAACACATCATCATCATTTGACCTTAGATTGCCACGATTCATCAAAGCACGTTGTAAAACATCATGAGCCATTGGTGTCATCTGTATCGTGCGTGGATAATTAGTCTTAGTCTTCCATATGCTGATACGTCTTGAACGCAAATCAACATCAGACCACTTTAGGTTGAATGCTTCTGACTTACGCATCCCTGTTTCAATATAGAATAAGAACAAGTCGCTATAATCAGTATGACCACTCAACTGTAGCCATTGGATTGCTCTATGCTCTTCATCTTTGGTTAAGAACCTAATCCTACCCACCTGTTGACTTAGATGCTTCACACGAGTTGGCTTTGTAGCCATCTGCTCACGCTCAAAGGCATCATTCATAGCATTGAAGAGTATAGTAGATGTGTAATTGATTGTACTGTTAGCCCATCCTTGGTCACCCATATGGTCACCAAACAAGTTAATCTTAGCTGCGGTCATATCATCTAAGTATGTATTAGCACCAAAGAAGTCAGTGATTACCTTACAGTTCCATCTAAACTTCTGCTCAGTAGTATTATCTGAGTAGCTACTTGCCACCCTTCTCTTCACATACGTTGCTAATGCCTGGCTAATAGTAATTGAATTAGGTGCTTGTGCGATTTGGAATGACCCATCAAGCATCTGCTTCTTAACCGCTATGGCATCCTCAAGTGTGTCTGTGGTGGCATTGAGACGCTTACCAGACCGCATGGTTTGGATTGCGTACTTGCCGTTAGACTTTTGAGTTATGCCTTTGGGTATCTGCATTATTCGTCAGCATCCTTAGAGTCAAAAACAGCTCCACTAGATAACTTACCAACGTATCTCCCCTCTTTGTCGTAACCGATACCTTTTATTGTACGTTTTTTTATACCCTTGATACGTGTACCTGTTGCAGCTTCTTTAGCTTCTTCGAAGGTCATACCTTTTGGAATACCACTTAAAGAACCAATACCTTTCCTTACGTTGGTGTACTTCCTATCTAACCATCGCCTTAAATCTTTATCGGTAACTAATTGACCATGTTTATCAAGGTACTCTCTAACCATGTTAAACTTACCATCTTTAATGCCACTTTTAATTTTCATTGTGGCATTTCCAACTTCTGTTCTTCTTCTATCTTCGTAATTCAAAAGCCTATCTAGTCGAGCTTGCATCATGTCTTCCATCAAATCTCTTCTATCAGTCATGATGCTAGTAGCTTCATCGTCATCTTTTCTAGCACGGAGTTCTTCTAATTGCTGTTTCAACAACTCTATTCTCTTATTTCGCCGTTCAGCAGGTGAATCTACAGCCATTGTATGGATTGTTTTACCTTGAATTTGCGCAAGCATAGAATGGTACTTTAAGGATAATACCTTTTCACTCTTTATTTCATCCATGCCATGCTTCTCAATAAGAGCAGCCAATGCAGCTTCTGGGTCTCTGTAATGAAACATCTTGACCCTTGAAGGTGCTAATACATCCCTCATTTCAGTTTCATTCATTAGCATAAAGAACTGAGCCAGTTCATTCATATTTCTTGCTACTGTTTTCTTTAGTAGAACTGGGAATGTAACTGCACCATCTTCACCTTTGATATAGTTTGCACCAATTTCGACATCCCAACCAAGTTTCTCTTTGATGACATTCTTCATAACCATCGACCAAAGTTCTTTGTCGTATGAAGGCGTATCTGATTTCACAGCTTCTTTTTGGCTAGTTTCAGCTCTAATTGCTTCTGCCATATTTGCAGATTGGACTTCCCAATACTTGTTCTTTCCAGAGTTTGAAGAAAAGTTCTCGGACATTGCTTTATAGAATGCTCTACCAGCATCAGTAAGGTGTACTGTCCGTCTACGAGCATCGTTAGGTACTTCACGCTGTTCGACCCATCCCTGCCCTATGAGCGTATCGATAGTACGATGCATCTTAGCTTGCCTGTAATCTAATTGTTTCTGCAGGTGCTTTAGCTCAACACCTTCCATGTCAGCAGTACATAGAAAGAAAAACGTCTCTATGTGGTCTAAGGTAGGACGAACAGGGACTTTGCGAAACATGTCACCATTCGCAAACGCAATTTTAAACTCTTCAGTAAATCGTAATGCATTAAATGCATACGCACTGTTGTTTAAAGTATCACTCATATTCGTAATTACCTCACTGTTGAATTCATTTCACTACAGAAGCATACATCGTATAGCGTAAGAAACGCAACTCGTATTCTATGGTAATGCTGTCTGGCATGTGTCTATGAATTGTAGGCATCAACGGCATAGCATTGGGTAAATGCTGCATGTAGATGTCGATTTCTTTTGCTCCAAGAGCGAGTTTTAATAGCTGCCTCAATATGGCTGTCCTTTTTGTAGTTGCAGACGGACTTCTACTGTTCCCACGAATGGGTTCTCTAGTCGCCTGACGGTTCAGAGTGATAGTTTCTGACCGTACATTACTACATTGATTCGCAACCTCGCAAGTATGTATATTTATGTTTTTTATCTGCATTATCCTTGACATGTACTTTACCTATAAAATCAATAACTTAACTTATGCACATAAACACAACATGTAGGAAAATATATACAAAAGATATACAAAATACTATATGTAGTGTCTGTAATTGGCTGCGTATACTAGGACATAAGGAGAACATTAAGCTGCAATTACCTCATTTTTAGCCGAATCAATACCGCTTTTTCGCACGTCATCAATCAGCTCTTCTACGTCCTTAATGATGCCATCAAGTTCCTCTGCAACAAACGCATCATGACAGTCATGGCGCACGTAATCTGCAAGGCCAGTTATGTCATCCAACAGGTCGTTGATGCGCATTTCATCTATCGCTTTTGTTATTACATTCATTCAATATTCCTTTTCTTTAATCACAGACGTTGGCCTATGGGATGCCAGCAGAGGAAGAGAAGCTGCTGGTCACCAATAAGTCAGTTCTTAGTAATCGTGGTGTTGAATTATTACCTTACGCCTTGGCTTCATTTGGCAGTAGTCGCCGTTAGCTGCAGTGATGTTCATTCTGCGTGTAAGCCTGTTGTAACCATCGAGACAATAAAACGTCCCATCAGTTGATGTACGGAACAGTGTCCCCTGGTTTAAGTTTGATAATTGTGTATGCAGTATTGCCATTATTTAAGCCTTTCATTTTCTAATCAATGGTGAATGTATTTAGCTATAAAAATCAGCATCAGCGTCAAAATAACTATTCATCCCTAGAGTATAATTTTGCTGTTGTTGGAAATCATTCTTCAAATAATAATCAGTGCCAATAGGCTCGACAACTGGTTGTGACAGCATGAATATTTGGTCTGGTACAAATACCTGCACACCGTCAAACATATGGATAGTACCTTCAGTTGTCTCAGTGTTGCCACGAGTATCAACAAGCATTTCCCGTTGAGTGCGTTTACCTTCCATGCCTGGATAGTATTCATCTAGCGTCCCTGCTCTGGCTGACTCTAGGAAAAACTCCAGTGCATTCTTTTCAATCATTTTATCTTTCATGTAACCCATTATGTATTCCTTACTGTTAAATTATAAGTTCGAAATGAACTCACCTGCAAAAACTAACTCGCTGGCGATTAGAAGTCAAGTGTATGGGTATCAATTAGTTTATCACCATGTTTTATTGGGTTATTCTAAATGTAATCAACAGTGATTTCGAAAACGATAGAGGAGAGACAGGCGAGCAAAAGAATCGCCCTCATCGTGAACAAAGCATGAACATTGATGAAAAAACAGCTGGTAACAGTTCTGGAAACTGTTGCCAATACCCCCCGTACCCCTGTTTTATATAGCCCTAGGTATCTTTAACGGTAAATATGACGGTAAATAAGCCCGCCAGACGCTGAAAACGGTAACCCTATAGGGGGAATTTTGCGACCAGACTTTTATCGTAAGCACTTCAGATTTTTACTTCTAAATTATTGCTACTTATAGTTCTGCTATAGAGACATTCCCTCTTTTG